TTAACTTTATTACCAGATATTAATACGGTATCTTTTGGTTATCATATTAGCCAAGTTGCCGAAACAGAAACAAGAAAGCTTTATGTAGAAACAAATAATAAAGTTTTTAGATACCTTGACATTAATTCAACCGAAGAAGATATTAATGCACAATTTACAATTTATGAAGGAAATCAGGCAATTAATTCTTTAATATTTTCTCCTGTTGTCCTTGATTCAAGTGGCATGATTATTCAGAATAAAGATTTAATCAAGAGTTTTACTTCCAGAAATCAAAATATTACTTCTTTAGAATTGAATCTTCCTTCTTGTTTAGAATTAACTGTCTATGAAACAAATCTTTGTTATTTGAATTTAGCCCCAGAAATGAGATTTACTTATCTTGATATAAGAGACTCATTAATCACGGGAACTTTTGAAATAAATTTAAATTCACAAATTCAAAATATTAATCTTTCCAATAATGTTATCCATACTTTAATTATTAATGGAAATCATACCATATTGAATACTTCTAATACAGATTTTCTTACTCAGAAAGCTGACCGTTTAAGTTATGTTAAATTTAATAACTGTAGTGTAGAAAATGATCTTCAAAATGCTTTGAACAACAGTGGAATTCAGTATGATATTGAGTGAAACTTTACACAAGCTTGACGTTTCATTTACAATAACAAATTAATAGACAATATATTATAAATAATTGCATGTCTAATAATGAACGTATGTATGCGATTGTGTTTGATTTAGATACAGATAAATTGAAAGCTTTGTATCATAATACTTCATGGAATAATGCTTATAAAGATATTGAAAAAGTATTAGTAAAAAAGGTTTTAAAAGGCAACAGGAATCAGTATATTTTGGAGATAAAGATAAGATAAATGCAGTATCATGCGTTTTGGCAGTTCAAAAATTAGCAAAACAATTGACTTGGTTTAGTGAGTCAGTAAAAGATATACAAATGTTAAGAATAGAGGAAAATAGTGATTTAGGGAAAGCTATTAAAAATACTTGAGTTTTTACCTAGCTTGTTTATATGAATAATATTAAATGGGTTGAATATCCCCAGCATTTTCATCTGGAGCTCCTATTTCACTAGTCGCTGCCGGTCCGCCTCCAAATTCGGGCGGATTTTCAGAACCCCCCATTTCACCTTCTGGAGAACCTCCTCCAAGATTCATACCTTCACCGGGCAATCCTTCTCCACCCATTCCTCCACCAGGTTGTTCTCCACCTTCACCTGTAATCATATTTTTCCAAGTAGGACCATATTGACGACGCTGCTCAATTTCCCAAAGCAAAGCCGCCTCAGTCTTAAGGAATGCAATATTAGCGAGAATTTCCTTATCCGACCAGTCAAAATATTTCTTAAGGGCATAAATCTTAGAAATAATTTCATTAGAAGAAACAGCATTAAAAATATCATTTCTCATTTGAGCAATTTGAAGCTCTCTCATGAGATAATAAGAACCAGGCTGATTAAACTTAATATCTATATGATTTTCATGAAGATGATAACGTTGCCATAAACCTTTAAACTTAAGATGAGTAATAAAGGCTTGTTTTAAAGCATAAGCAAATGAACGTTGAATATCAGTAATAAAATCAGCGAATCGCAATTCTTCTACTAAGATCTGGCTAGGATCAGAATTAACTGCTTTTTCGGAAAAATTAAGATAAGAAGAAGGAACTTTTAAATCTCGATAAAGAGCTTTTAAGAAGAAATCCAGGTCTTTAATTTCTCCAAGATTGTCACCACCCTTTAATGATGTAACACTAATTGCTTCACCATTCATAGGTTTGGCAAAATAATAAGCATCAGTCATGGCCTGAGGATTATAGCGTTGGCTAATATCCCCTGTATTAATATCCATAACTTTGGATTTCCAATAGTTATCCATGAGCGTTTTAAGATAGCGCTCGGCAGCAGATGGAGTCATGTTTCCTGTTGGAATTGTAAAGACTAATCGTTCGGGGGCACGTACCAAACGATAAATTACAATAGCATCTTCAATGTAAGAAAGCTGGATATATCTCCTTCTTGCACGTTCAATAAAAGGAACCATATATTCTCCGTCAGCATCCCATTGTCCAGAATAAACATAAAAAAGCTGATTAGCCTGATAAGGTACTAATTCAATCTTTTGAATCTTATTGCCATCATTCGGGTCATAAATTGGTTTTCTTCCTATAAAAGAATCAATAACTCGGGCAGCCTTTGATTTCCAAATTGTATCTACAAGATCTGCTGAAATATCAATTACTCCTAAAATTCCTTCTTTTAAATTTTCAGGTTTTGCATCATTTACAATAAGTTCCAGAAAAACTTCTCCCTCAACAAGATAACGCCAGCAATAAGAAGATCCTTTTTCTTCAAAATTGAAAAGTTTTTGAAAATAGTCAAATTCATCTAAAAGAGTTGATTCCTCTACTACATCTGCATTAGGCTTGGAATACCTCATTGTAGCGACACGTCCCCGGTCATCAACCGTAATAAACTCATTAGTAATATGCTCCAAAGCATTTAAAATTTCTGAGTACTGCGCCATCATTCTGTACTCATAGAGTCTTGCGCTTTTGTTGTCGTTAAGTGTCGAATAATAAATTGAACCGTATGGATAACGCCCGAAAACCCCCTGGGCAAATTTTTCATTAGGCTTATCATAAGTGACAGAGACTGCATTATTAGCTAATCCTTCCCTACGCCGAATTCCCGTATTGTAAAATAATTCATATTTTGGATTCGTTCCTGCCGTATCGAGTTCAATAAAGTTACCAAGAACTCTTGAATTCTGGCTAAGCTTGGACAATGCTTTACCAAGATTAGTTTTAAATCTCTTTTTGGTCTCTGCCATAATTTTTTATATTTAAAGTCCTTTAAAATAAGTCTTTATTAAATCTTTGGTTTGCTGTCATTTTAAAATATTCTTAAAATGTTTAAGTGTAGAATTTAAACAATTTTAATAAAGAATCCTTTTTCTTTTGAAATGGAAGTAAATCCGGCGTTATTAAAAACATAAATGTCAAATATAGTTCCCGGAATTAAACTTTTGGGCAGTTTAAATTTAATAAGATTTTCACTCATTGAGATCATTTCTTCAGTAATTGCAAATCCATAAACTTCTCCCATTTTAATTGTATCAATAGTAACAGGGGTCAGTCCTTCTGGTTCTAAATCAATAGGATCAACTGGTTTAACTAAAAGTCCTGTACATTGATTGGTGAAAAAAGACCGCCCTTCAATTATTAAAGTTTTTTCAGATTCAATCGAAATATAATTTTCAATTCCTTTTCTCAACCGAATATTATCGACAATTACATTAGTAATGGAAGGCCATCCATCTTTATTAAAATATTCTATTCCTTTTTCTCCGATTTTAGCTACATTTGTATTATAAGCCATCTCATTCTCTACAGAAGTAATAACTCCGAATTTTTGAGAAGGCCTGTTAAAAATCCATCCTTCAATAGTAAATTCGGATGTTCCATGAATAAGCCAATTTTGATTTTCTTCGGCTGTTCGAGGGTAATCAATTACAAAATTACCGCCCCATAAAGCTTGACATCTTATTTCTTGAGAGCCAGTCTGTAATTCCTGAGGAGTCTGCCATGATATAAAAAAATAAGGATTAGTAAATGCAGCAAAATTAGTAAACATTTGCCAAATATCTCCAAAGAATTTTGTATAAAAATTTACGCTAAGATTGATCTTAATAGGAGTAGGCTGTTTATATCTTATCTCCTTAGGAGATATATATGCTCTTGGTTGTAGCTGCTTATTAAAAGATCTTGTACTATCGAAAGCAATTGACTGAACCTCTCCAACTACAACCGGTAAGGTAATATTACCAGCAGTATTTACAATATCAGTAAAAACCCGTGTTTTATTTCCAATAAGATAACGTGGAACAATATATTTTTCTTTTCCATTTTCATCCTTGCCTCTTCTAATTATACAATCATCAAAAGCACTAAGGAATTGAGCCAAAAGAATTTCAATTTCAGAATTATATTGTTGGTCCAACATTGTCAAGTATTTAAAATAAAAAAGGCTAGTCAAATTTAATGACTAGCCTTTCATAAATTCTTTAAATCGATCAGCCCAGTTTTTATTTCTTAAATTAAAAACAGGTATATTATAATGATTTGCCAATCTTATAACAGTTCCAGTTCCTCCAGTTTCAAAAGAAGTGAAAGTCTCAGCTCCGTCCCGAGTATAGCATAAAACAAAATGAGAAGGAGTCGCTAAATCCTGTCCTAAAATCTGAAGAACATTTCTTCGATGAAGCTTTAATGTGCTTTCTTGAAGATTACTGAAGTTGGGATGAACTCTACTAAGAATTTCATCAATACAATTTATTAAATTTAAAGGTGTAACATATCCATGGACTTTATTATTGAAAAAAGTCCATGGAAGATAAATCTCTTTATTGTAAAGAGACCTTACACCATTTTCAAAAGCAGTATCAGCTCCTTCTGCTCCTCCACTTCTAAGTATATAACCTTCTTTTTCTAATAAAGAAGCTAAAACTGTCATCTTTTCAATATACTCATGAGGAGTATCTCTATTCCCAACTCCAGTATAAAAGATCTTCATTAAGCAAAGAGAATATTTTTCAACCCAATTTCATTGAGATAATCATCTTCTAGAGCATTAAGTACTAATTCTTTTTCATTAATTGGCTTTGCATCTTTAATAGACATAATATGATAACCAATTGTACAGCCTAGCTCAGAAGTAATTGCATCAATCATCTTTTGAATCGGTGCATTATTCATATCAATTCCATACTTTGTATAGACCAATTCCAACGCTTCTAAACATTTT